ATATGCAGCTTGTCCTCTTTCTGTTACAGCCATTTGTTGCATTCTATTTTGACCCATAGATATAATTGTTTGGCTATTAATGGCATCAACATCTTTGCCAGCAAGTTCTTTTTGCTTTGCAAAGAAGGCTTTAAGACTACGATCATTTGGGTCTCTGCCCATTCCACTAAAGAATGTTGCTCTATTAACAGCTTCATTTGAATCAAACTGTGCGTTGCGTAGGTTTACCCTTTCTAGTCCAACAACTTCATCTTGTTTTCTTTGAAACTCAAGCTGCGCACGATCAAAAGCAGCCTGAGATCTAGCCGCTCTACCTTCAGACAAAGTAGAAACAACATTAAGCCCAGTTCCTATAGCTTGTAGTGCAAACATGCTTGGTGCCATTAGAACGATACCTCCGCAACAATGCCATTCACTTGCAGTGACACTGGCGCAGTTTGTGTAATCTTAACTGTTGGATCTTTACTATACCCAAGCAAACGAAACTCTTTCTTGCCAGTAACAGGCACACGCGCCTGACTAAAGTCATCAGTGACAGTGCGAATAACAAGCCTCTTTTCATTCACTGACACAGACAAAGTATCTAGCAAATCAACCACAACCCTATTTACAGAGCGAGGCTCACCTGTAAGTGGGCCACCACCAATCTGTGCATCGATGGGGAGAGTCTCAGCCTCGACATTAAAGCCAAAGCCAATCTCTGCTGCTGTTATCTCTTGCACAGCAGATACATCTACATTGCCACCAGCCACTGTAAACTCACCCAAGTAATCATTGCCGCTAACAACCTTGACCTTTGCACCATTTGCAAAGTGGCTAGAGACATCGAACACACCAGCAGAGCCGGTAAAGTCATTGGAGAAGTCCATGTTCAGTGAAGAATCAAACTCCATTAGAACATGCTTAGATGTGCCAGCGCCTGTGTCATAGGTGCCAATACAGAACACACGATCATCTACTGTGCATACAGAATGGAACTTGCCTGTTGTAGTCCACTGTGTCCACCCAGCGCGTTGCTCTGCCCTGTTCGATGTAAACACAGCAAGCGTACCATCATTGTTCAGAACAAAGGCATACGACTCTGGGCGGTTAATAGCACCACGCAAAATAGACATTTGCACCGGACCAGTAATCAAATGCGGTGACAGCACAGAGATGCCAGTAGATACATACGCTGCTTCTGAGTCAGAATAGATATACTCTCTGACAACAGAGCCGGTCTTCTGCACATAGATCGTGGCACCATCAAACGAGTCAGGACGCACAAAGTTTGCACCGTAAGATGTTTGTCTGCGCACCTGTGCATTGGTTGGTGTGATTGGCTTTTCAGTAAATGACGGCACATACATTTCCGATGTGCTGGTAAAGATCTGCAAGTCACGATTAGACACCAGATGGCGTATAGTATTGATCTCACCAATAGAAGCCGTCAGGTCAAGCGCATCATCATCTTCCGCATCACCAACATCAAAGTTAAAGTAATCAGCAGACTTGCTTGCCCATATACCATCAGGCTGGGCTATTGTGCCGCCCAACCATAGTCTGTTCTCGTGGAAGGTAACTGCACCGGGATAGCCGCGCAGTTCACTGTATGATTGCTCACCCCACTCTGTAGCCGCAGCATGTGTGACAATCTTTGGAGAGCCACCACCTATTGTAGAATCATTAGAAGAAGCGCCAGCAACAACAACAAACTCATTCTCGTTAATAACCTCAGTTACTGTACGAGTCCCATTAATATTGTTTGCTGATATGCCGCCAACTGCACCAGCAGCAGATATTGTTATTGAATCATTTACAGCCAAGCCATGATTAACAAAGGTTATGTGTATGCTTGTGCTGCCATCTGTTGTTTCAATGGCGTCTCTATCAAGATGCACAAGCAACTCGTCCTGCACATTGCCTGTTGCCTGTGTTGCAGATTGAACAGATGTGATTGTTATCTCGTTGTTGTGGTAGCGCAAGACTGACCCGACATGCTTTGAGTCAGGATAGTTACCACCAGATTGACTGCCGGTTATGTCAAAGTAGTTGGCGCTTGTTGTAACTGTGATGCCATTGCCGCTAGAAGCAGATGGATCAAGCGTCATACCTATTGGCTGAAAAGAATAGTATGGCTGATTTATTCTAAATCCATCTGCACTTTCGTTAAATGTCATTAACTCAAGCTGGAATGTTGTAAGGCTAGTGCGCACTAGCTTACGCACCATAAATGTCTGATGCGCAATAAACATAACATCGCCAGCTTGTGCGTATGTCAGTTCTGGCAGCTTGGCATTGGTAAAAGGAATAGCGTTACTGCTGACATCTTGAGTCAGCGTTTGGATCAAAGAAACAGCGCCAGTCGTAGGATTGATCTGGAATATGCGGATCTTTGCGCTTTCAAGACTAATGATGTAACGCTCATCATCAGAAAATATGAATGGCACCAGCCTGAGTTGCTGGGTAGCGGAGGAGTCTACCGTAGTGTCAAACTCATATAAGCGCTTGGTGCCAAACCGTTTGAGCAAACCACCTTCGTTACGCAGAAAGAAGTTTTCAATCTTCTTTGCTGAGTTGTTGTAAAGCGGAGTGTCAGTTCTGGAAACAAGAGAAGGGCTGATCTCACCATACTGAAAGTTACTTATCGGTACGCGGACTCTTTGCATTAACTTCGCCTGTCAGTAATAAACCTCGACGTTACCAGCTTGCGCGTGGTCTGCTGCTGTGCATCCAAACTACGAGCCTTTGCCATCGCTTTTGTTGAAGCGTCTTGCATTAAAGCCGCAAGACTTGGATCTCTTGCAATAGATGTGGCGAACAATGTTGCCAGCCCATACTCAACAGCAATCGTAAAGTACGAGGGCCAATCTTGTTCGTTTGCCCTGTATGTGTAATCTGCAATCAAAACATCATTTGTTGATGTGTTGCCATAAATCTTATCACCGTAAATCTGATACTCAATCGGGTTGTCATTTACGGTAATAGCATGAATCATTAACGTGCCATCTGGCTGCTGATAAGCATTATCATATCTACCAGTTGGAGCATCAGTCAGTCTGTTTAGTACATCCTGATTAGTAGAAAACCGCCAACGTGCGTTTACTAGAGATGCTCTAGCCACATCCTCATACATGTTCACAGAGACAAGAGCCTCTGTGGTGCCGTCGTCAAATGACGTAATTGGTTCTGCGCCAATAAGGATCAATGCCCTTGCACAGATATCAACTGCTGAGTTTGCTGCGGTGCTGCTAACTGCCATGAGTAGTGAGGGGGGCTTTCACCCCCCTCTCCTTTTTAGTCGCCATCTGTCTCAGCTACCGCAGTGCCATCAGACACATCGACAACTGAACCAGTGTTTGACAAAACAGTACAAAAGTTTGTTGTTGGCACATTGGTATCACGAACGATAATCAAGTCCCGAACATCAAGCATGTTTGCTGCACTGTTAAAATACCCTGCGGTATTTACCGTGGCAATCGCATCGGCAGATGTGTACATCCACAAGCTACCGTTTGAATCACCACCAACACGAGTTAGTCCGCTTGAAGCAAAAGCCATTTCCTAACCCTCCTAGTTGTTGTCCAGAACTTCGTACACACCGTTATCATCGATAACAGTTGCACCCATCGACATCATCGAGGTTGCAAGGTGTGATACTTTTTCTGCGACATAGTTGATCTCAGTCGTGACATCAGCGTTGATACCCAGACCAATAGATGAAGTGTGATACGCCATGTTCTTACCGGCAGTGATCGCTGACGTTGAGAAGATCTTGAAACCAAGAAACTCTTTCATTGTCATGCCACCAGCAAACGGAAGATTCTGCTCACCAACAAAGTCTGACGATGCAAACTCAGTAATGTTAAACAGATCAGCATAACCCTTCGGGTGCATTGACAGATAACGCTGACCGTCTTCTGGAATGTTTGCTGTGCCAAATGTCTCAAACAGTGACAGCAGATCAGCTTTTTCAAGAGCAGATGATGCGTCATGGATCTGAGTTGAGTTAGCGCCAGCGTCCATTGCTGTGTACAGGATGTCATCAGTCTTACGCCCAAGTGCGGCAGCAGCAGATTGCGCTACAGCCTGACGCTCGTTGATGTTGATCTTGAGTTCATCCAGCTTGTCAATGTACTCAGCAGCATAGAAGTCAGCCATGGTGGCTTCTACTTGCGTATGCGCCAGTTCCATTGCGGTTACGTTGCCGTTGCGTGATTTGGTAGAAGCAGTGCCAGTACCAATCTTTTGGAATCGAACAGTCGAGCCAGTCACATTGTTTGCCATACGCACAGTGTTCCGCAGTTTGGAACCCATACGCTGATAAGCCATGTGTACCTCAGACTCAAACTGCTTAATGAATGCGACATCAATAGTGTTCGCCATTTTACAGTCCTCAAAGGTTGTTTACACATTGACGGTTATCTGTTTGGCATCCTCAACGCGATTGTCCTTGCGGGTCGCTCAGTGCATTACAGGCCGACTTAATTCACCAATACCATCATTTTTATCTACAGCGCAACGCTCAAATCGCATAAAGGTGTGACTGTTTATTTCATACATAGTTTCATCGAAGGTAAACCCGCACCAACTTAACCACATAATTGTGTCGTGATGATCCACTGGCACATAGTTTTCAACGCTTGCAAAGCTACCCTGCAACAAATCAATCGTTGCGCGACAGCCCCGCAAGAACGGACGAAAGTTGTAGTTGATTCCATTAGTGCCAAGTAGCCAGATTCTAGCGTGGACATCATCTATTGGCACATTCCCACACATACCAATGGGCGTTTCATCAAGCCTAAGTGTGTAGGTTACTGCCCCATCAATAACAAATGGCTCAGTCAAAGCCTCAAGTGGAGTAAGGTTGTGTATATAGCATTCCCTTACATCAGCCTTGCGCATGTTGTCAGCAACACGCTCTGCATGTTCGGGTAGGCTTTTGATTAACGAGAGCCTACCAACTCGTATGACCTCATTAGCCATTTGAGAATATACGCTTGAAGCCATCATCAACCTCTTTCACAAAGGTTGGATCTCTACGCGCAGGATCGTGATAACGTGGATCAAGCATCTTCTGGCGCAGATCAGCTTCTGTTTCACGTGAAACCTCAATCGCTCCGTTTGATGGACCACCCTCACGCATAGCTTCCATGACATGCTCAAGAACCATAATGCCTTCTGCCGTCTCACACATACGCTCTACAGCACCAAGCATTTCGTCTGGGAAGAACTGATTGGCAAACAAACTAGCTGCTTCAGTCCTTGCACTAGCATTGTCGCCTAGCTTTGCAACCTCTGCATCATAGTCAGGCACATCAGCATTGATTGCCTGTGCATACATCTCAATGCCTTCAGCAAACTCATCCTGACTGTAGCCATTTTCAAATGCAGTCTTTGCCCACCACTGCAACAAATCATTGTCTGTTGCTGTTTCATCATCAATGCTATCAGGAAGAACATAGTCACCAACATCGGCTGGCCTATTTGCATAGGCTTGCTCTTCCATCTCTTTCATAAACTGATCGCGGAATGTCTCTTCCTTAGCACCAATCTTGCTCTCAAGATTAGAGTAGGACTCAACTAGATCATCGATAGACTTAAACTTCTCAGGCAGCGCAGCAAGCGGATCGGGTGCCGCTTCTGGCTCCATCAATGGATTGCCACCCTCGGTTACAATGCCAGAGTCTTCTGCTGTTGCTTCTACTTCATTCATTTGATTTCACCTTTTGACCATGCCGGATGCGCGACTCTATTAGGCCCACGATGTACCGCTGCCCCTCCATATGACGCAACTCCGCATCAGTTACTGCTGCGCCATTAACTGCTTCTATTGTGATTGATCTAAGATACTTCAACACATCTTTGCCAAGTTCATCTTTGAACAAGGCAGCTATGTTGATGCTTATCTTCTCATCATCTGGACGACCACGTTGGTAGCCGTCAAGACTGAGGTATTTGTTCTGCGCCACCCATTGCTCCCTGTTGAGTCTGTGCATACTGTTGTGCCAAGGCCACAAGCTGTCTGCGTTCCTCAAGGTCGCGGATCAATGAATCTGGCACACCAAACTTCTTACCGAGGTATGCTGCTGTTTCTTCTGAATCAATAAGTATCTGCACAACTTGTGGGCCAAAGGTTGCTTGAACTAACTCAAGCCAACGCGCCACAGATGTAATGTCTTGGTTTGCCTGTGCCTGTGCAAGTGGCGATACAGAGCGAACCTTTACTTCCCTGCCATTAATTGTTGGCAGTTCAATACGCCCCTGCTTCTTCAAGATGTAAACTACACGCTGAAGAACAGGTTGTACCAACTCTGCTTGGAGTCGCCCAAAAGCAGAACCAATACGACGCGACAGGTCGGCCATACGCTCTGCAACTTCTGTTGCAGAAGCTGGGGTTCGATCAGGATTACCAAGCATGTCATTGTACAAGGCTCGTTTGATATTAAGCCTCATATCAGACAGAACAAGATTGGCTACGTCAAATGAACCGGCTGCACGAATAGGCTCAAGGCCACGAGAGCCAGCAGCCTTTGGAATAACAGTACCCGGCACAAGACTAATCGTGTCAGGGTTTACTACTCCGTCGTCTTCCATTTGGTAGATGCCTGAGATAGCCATTTGCGCATTCTCAAGTATAAGCTCAATCGTAAGATTAGTAGTCTTAATAGCGCTAAGCGCATTGATGAGAGGCCCGCGTCCATAGACTTCCCCGCTGCACTTCGACCAGCGGAAGCAAATAAAAGGATTTGACCCCACACCACGATACTTCTCCTCTCTGACTATTTCCTTGTTTGTGCAATCAATAGCGTAAAACAGATAGGCTTCATCGTTCTTTACTGTGTAATCCTTACACACAACCTCAAGAATCTTCACCTTGTCATCAGGTGCGTTCTTAATTTTGTTCTGTAGCTTGCTGCCAATCTTAGCTTGCTTGTACATCAACGGCACATCAGATGCACGTACCTGACGCTCACGATACACATGATCGATGCGATCATCAGGTCCAGTATCCAGCACTACATGCGGAAGTGGTACAGCAGAGAAAACAATCGGATTGATTGCATCCCCCTCAGATACAGACAACACACCAGTACCAACTGCCAGATCAAGGAATGACTCATGCACTTCCTGACCAAAGTTGCTGTTCTGAATTACCTCAAAGACGTATTCAGTTACTTCATCAAGTTCATTATCAACGCTTTCGCGTGTTTCAGACGGGACTTCAGATCCCGCACGAAAGTCTGCCCATCGTGCAAAGTTCGGAACCAAACCCTGCTGCAAGCGTGATGCAAACTCTTGAACACCAACAACGGCTGTTTCATCAAAGATTTTATCATCTCGACGTTGACCAACTGATTCATAGTAAAACGACTCCCTCTGTGGCAGCGCATACTCGTAACACTCTTCAAACAAATCGACAAAGTTCTCTCGTAGAGACTTTGCCTTTTCGTATTTCTTCATGTACATGCCAGCAAGTTTATCGTTGCTGTATGTGGCTTGTCCGGCGTCAGTATTTACAATCATCTGTTATACTCATTGAAATAGCCCATGCCACCGCCAGAGCCAGTAATTAAAGACCGACGACCAGAACCCCTGCTTGTAGCCTCTACAGATTCAGCAAGAGCCTCTTGCTTACGCTCACGCTTCTCAGAAAGCGCAGCTTCTTTTCTACGCTCCTGTTCAGCTTCTGCTTCTGGATCTACTGCTGGGCCTCTATAGCCGCCACCAATGCACATGTCAGTCTCCTTTACTAACCTGTATCATCTTACATCCTTGCCCACAAGCCACTGCGTTTTTGTTGCTTTGGCTTTCTGGCAAACACATCAAACTCTTTCTTGGCATTAAATGCTCTTGCTGGCTTCTGACCAGAGATAAGCTGACGCCCTTCACCCGCACCCAGCATCAGATATTGCAGAGCATCGTGTATGTGCGAATACATATTTTTCTCAGGCTTGTCATCAAACCTTTCACCAGATACTTGCAGTCGCTTATAGCTATAGCCACCCTCAAATCCTTTGATGAGCGTGGGACAGCGACGATCAATCAAGAA